CATCCGACCTAGTGGGGTTGCCAGTAAGCACAGTTTTAGCATTGGGGGTACTCATGGCACCCTCGCCAACTTGAAACACCACATCAGGCACGCCTGACGCCTCATCCACAAGAATAAGCATATTGTCACTATGAAAGCCTTGAAGCGCCTCCGGCGACTCCCTGCGGCTGGTTCTGGCTACCGCAAAGCTGTCATTAGCACCCTCTAGGCTAATCTTGTCTGCCTTGAAATTCAGCCTGTCACGAAAGCCTGCGTGCATACCACGCGCCCAGCGGTCAATCTCTGTCCACAACACATCACTTAGCTGGTGAGCAGTGTTGGCCGTACACACAACCTTGGTCGGGTAGCGGGTCAATAACCACCACAACACAAGCCATGACAAAAACGCTGTCTTGCCGACACCGTGGCCGCTTTTAATGCAAACCTTGGAATTATCGCGTACCGCCCTTAAAGCCTCTGCCTGCCAAGCTTGGGGGGTGGCGTGCAGAACCTTCTCAACGAACATAACAGGGTCGTCATGCAACTCGCGCAGAATGTCTTGTAGCTGTTTGTCGTTCATAGACTCAACGGCGCAATATCAATATCACCAGCAAACCGATGATAATCGCCTCGGCTATGGTGATGGGAAAACCTGTTATCATGGGGTGCCCTTTGGGAAGGGGGGTATATAAATAATAACTGCACCGTCTAATCTTGCCGGAGCGAATAATGGTGGTGGCTGGACAGTTTAACGACCAATTTAATCTCGCCTAAGCCTAGGAACCAACGAGAACCACCGATTTGACGGCTACAGGTGCACAATCACCGCCAAAAGAGAGGGGTATATATAAATAATATCTGCCCCCGTCTAATTTTGCTGGGGGGGGTATTCGCTTGGATTCCAGTGGATTTGCTGGAAATTTCTCACTGGATGGCCTAACGCACGGGAACAAACTAGAATATTTACAATATCTTAGCGCGGCGCCGATATGCCAGACGGCAATTAATGTAACGCGCTGTTGTCTTTTTCGGCTTCATTGATGCGAGAACTTCGCGCGCGTAATTCGTTATCTTCGGTTGTGTGCTTTTCTTCTGCAATAGCCTTCAACGCTGTCACATAATCCGTTCCGCTGTGCTTCACCTCATGCCGGTGAATGTCGCCATATTTCTTCGGTGCCAGCTTCGCGCTTGTCCACTTCAATCCGTCAATGGCAACCCTTCCTGCGTTAGGGTCAATCGTGCCAGCAATCACTAAATCAATTATTTCACTTATCTTATCAGCATAAACTTGGCCGCGATTTTCCATCGCTACGGCATACATACTCGCGAATCCGCTGTCACTATTCAGCTTATCGCTAACCAAACGCCAAGTTGGCATATCGGCATCTTTGCAAATGCTGTTGGCTGATCGGCCCTCGCCAATGCGTTTGAGAAACTCGCGCCAATCTTTGTCTTGATATTTGCGCCGTGACATAATTTACCCGCATAAAAAAAGCGCCAGATGTGGCGCTATTGTTCAATCATACCCACAACATACAGTATTCACGCGCGTTTTGCAAATAAATATGCGAATAACCTATTTACATTAACTATAAGTTAGGACAATAATATGCGCATAAGGTGAAAACACCAAAAGCGGAGACAAACAAATGAAACAGTTGACCAAAACAGAAATAGCCGTTCTGGCTGGCAAATCAGTTTACCATAGCCTACGCGCCAAAAGTGTGGCTGACGGCATGGCAAAAACAGAACGCGCATTAAAGGCCAGCACTAACACAAAGCTTGGCAAGCGCGTTACCAAGGGCAAGCTTGCTGGCTTTCCTTTTCTCACACTAACACTTGAAGAACGCGCCACTTGCCCGCGCTCATGTGCGCATTGGGCGGATTGCTACGGTAACAATATGATGAACGCAACGCGCTATAAAGCAGATGACGCGCTTATTGAGCAAATCGAAAAAGACTTAACATTTTACCAAGCAAAATATCCCCAAGGTTTCCTTGTCCGTCTGCATGTATTGGGCGATTTTTATTCAGTCGCCTACGTGGCCCAATGGGCAAAGTGGCTTGGAATGTTTCCGGCCTTGCATGTTTACGGCTACACAGCAAACCAGCCTGACGCTATTGACAGCCAAGAGCGCGCCATAGGCGAGGCCTTGCTATCGCTTCGCATAGCTTGCGGCATTCGCTTTGCTGTTAGATTAAGCGGCTCATTCACAGATGCTTTTGCAGCCCTATCAAATGATGATGAGCGGAGCGAGGCATTGTTAGCAGACAAACAAGCTTTCATTTGCCCAACACAAATCAGCAAACAAACTGGAAAGCTTGCCAAAAAAGGCGAGGCAACACTTACCGCCTCTTGTGGGGATTGTGCGTTGTGCTGGCAAGCTTCAAAGCCGGTCGTGTTCTTAACACATTAGAGGATTGAAAATGAAACCCTCAACCGCATTAGATATCGCCTTATCGCTGGCGATATTTATCCCGCTGTCTTTGTCCGTCTTAGGCGGGCGAGACAGCCTATTCTGGCAATACGTTGCCTTAATCATCAAAACCTTTGGAGGTTAAACAATGTTTACAATCATAGACGCAATCGAATTGCAAGCAACACATGCGGAGGCAGTAACATGAGTGACAACTATGACAGCGGCTTTGACCTTGTGTTATCTGACTATGAACGTAGGGATTTGATTGCCCATTATGAAATTTATTCACTGCCTGACTATCAGGCGTCTGGTGAAGAAGATATGTGGTATGGATACCAGATAGCTGACAGGATGTTTGACTTAAATATCTGGACTGACGACATGACAGGTGACATTGTTTGTGCAGTGTACGAATGTGATTGGATAAATGAGAACTGGCAAACTAACTGTCGCCACAGTTGGACGCTAACAGGAGGTGAGCATGATTAAGCTAGCAGTGTTTGACCTGCGCGGCGAGGTGTAAGCAAAAGCCAATCACTAACCGTCAAGGCGTGTCCCTTTATCCATGGGGCGAATTGCAAGTTGGCAAAGGCTTTTTTGTTCCTGACCACAGCGACAAACCTATGCGCGGCTCACAACTTGCCCAGACGGGTAATCAGTGGGCAGTGAGACACAAGCTTGATGCACGTTTCCAATCGTTCCGTTACACGCTGGACGGGATTGAAGGCGTGCAAGTTAATCGCGTTGCATAGTTGCAAAACAACTAGCCCCTGTTTTTTTGCAAGTCGAGAAAGGATGAAAGATGGATGAAGTTAAAATTGAGTTAGGCGAGTTTGGTGCAAGTTGTGAACACTATGACCGGCGAAGGCGCGAATTGGTAGCAATAGCCAATTCATTGAGCAATCAGGATGCCGCAATACTAATCAACATGCTAAGCAATCGGTGCGATGTTTTTGTTGGAGCCATAGGCGGCTGGCAAATAGCAAGCGAAATTGAGTGGTGCTGTCTCAATGGGGTTGGCATTCAAATTAATCTGAAAAGCGTGGACGATGAAACGTTAGAGATTGCGGCGCAACGCTATCACAACAAAAAGTTGGAAGAACAACAGCCAATGCCTAAAAAACGTGGCCGCCCGAAAAAAGAGGTGGCATAATGAAAGTTGCAGACGCTTTAACAGTGATTGATGATGAAAAGGAAGTGTTAAATGACAACAGAAGCCGACAGTGAAACAGTCGAAAAAAAGAACCTTCCTTTAACAAGAGATAGACTGCTTTGGATTCTTTACAATAATTGCACCGATGATATGTGGCATTGCATGGATAATGAGACAGTCAATGGGAAAGTGACTATTCAATTTAATGTAGTTGAGGATTCACCGTAACCGCTTAAAAGCATCGACCAACGCATCCAAGGCGAGCCGCATCAAGTCGGGTGCGGCTCTTTTCTTATATCCGCTTTTCTCCGTCCATTCGGTGGCCATTAAGCCATGGCAACAAATCTGCTCCGCCATGCCATATAACTGCGCCCCCATTTCTCTCGCTAATATGTGTAAATCAGCGATAGCCATTGCGGCGCGTTCTGAGCCGCTTGAGTCGGCGTTGCCACTTGGTAGGCTGTCCCATGTGCTTGTGAGGCGTTGCTCCCATCTAGCGGCTCTCCAAAGGCTATATAGCCGCATTCCAGCAAAATACTGTTCTTCCGTTATGATGCCGTGGCGTTTGTAATAGTCCAGACTGGTGCCATCAACAACCTTGCGCACCCGCTGGCCAGCTTTCCTAGTTTCAATTGTGGTTATCTCGTTATGCTGGCCACGCTCCGCAGTTGGCAGTATCCCGTCCGCGTTATTAAGAACCTTTGCTTTTTGCTTTCTAGCCATGTTTTTCCTTGTGGTTGTCAAAAGGACTATCTGCGCGATACCAACCCTTTGCTTTTGCGTATTCCCGCAATTCTGGCTTGTTTAAAACTAACTGGATTGGGATTTTCTGATAATCTGCCTCGCTGTCTGGCAGCTTGACCCGTCTGATTGGCCCATCAGCAACCGGCGTTTCATCTTCCCACCCTTGTTGATTTAGCCAAGTAAGCGGACGCCTAAAGTATTCCGCATCTTTTCCTTTGCTTTTATGCGCCGCTAGTTGTGCTTGATAAGCTTTGATGATGGTTTCCGGCTCTATCGTCTTTGCCGCTTTCTCAAACTTGCGCTTGCAATCAGCCTTTGCTGTTTTGTGAGCAACTACATTCCAGAATTTTTCAAACCAACCATTAGAGTCAGTTCTTTGTTTAGATAAGCTGATAGTATCTCTGTTCTTTATATAGTCCTGATTTGCCGTATCCGGTAAAACCGTATCCGGTTTTTCAGGAAACGGTGAAATTTGAGGCGTATCATAGATTTTATAGATGCAATTTTTGAATTTGCCGCCATTTCGATGTTCTTCTTTGACTATGTATCCAACCGCCATCAAATGCCCTATGACTTTGTAGGTTTTATCTCTCCCCCAGCCGAACCTTTTTCCTATGTCTTTGACCGCCAGCTTCCAGTTGACCGGCTTTGATAGCAGATAAACCACCAATGCAAGCCCTTCACCGCTTAATTGGGCATCATTCAGCAGTGCATTAGGCAACACTGTGAAATTTTCCTTCAACAAGCTACGATTTACTAGCTGGTCAGTCATCAAGCAATCTCCCATCTGAATTTTGCTTGGCCGCTTTCAAGGTTATTGGGACTGCGTTAAGGTGGCCCATCATTTGCCCTTGGCTGACACAAAATGCATCCGCAAGTTCTTTAAAGCCTTTGTTCGCTTCTGTGCGCGTAGCTTGCAAATTTCCACGGCATCGTCTTGAGACTTGGCTCTGACATGATAAAATTTTCGATAAGTCAGTTCCAAAGTGACATGAAACTTTTGATAAGGTGGCTTATTCTTTATCGCCATCGTCATCAACCCTCTCACCTGTTCCATCACACTGAGGGCATAAAGCCGACTGCACACATCCAAAGCCGTCACGCTCGTAGACCCAACCGCGTTTACAACTGGTATAACTGTTGCTGTACCCGCATCCTTCATCAACTGTGTCGTTCATTCACTCGCCTCTCTGTCATCAGCCGCCACAGGCGTTCAATCGGTTCAAGATTTTCATCAGGCAGAAAGGCACATTCGCCATGCCCAAAGTCGCGGGTTTGTGCGCTTTTGAAAAAACTTTGCTTTGAGGCACAGCCG